CGAGGTGGCCGAGTTTGTTACGGTCATTGCAAGCACTGAGGGCAAGGTCGTCCGGTATGTTGCGCTCGATCAGGGATTGCAGGTGTTCCCTAGCTCGCTACTAGCTAACCAGCGAGCAACTGTGGTCACCAGCGCCAAGCCGGGCAGGTATCGCCTGCTCGCATATACCAGCGTTGCCGATGTGCCAACTGAGCCAGTCATCACGACCGTGATCATCGGCAGCTCGACTCCACCAGTACCACCGATTGACACGCTCGCCGATGCGCTCGGCGGTATCTATGGCGGATCGCAGGAGCGAGATAAGGCTGCGACATTGGCGAAACTATTGACGCTGTATCGGGCAGCACCTGCGACCATACGGTCACCGACGATCACGACCACCGAGCAGCTTTACTCTGCTATGGTCGCTGCCCGCAAGACGGCTGGCATCGCTGACGCTGCCCTATCGCCCGTCAGAGAGCGCATCGCAGTCGAGTGGACCGCAGTCATGGGCGCAGACGATCGAGCCCTGACGCCTGAGCTACGAGACGCAGCAATCACATTATCCGCCCGCATCGTGTCAGCTCTGGAGACGATCCGATGAATAGCCAATATGTGCCGGGATGGGTAGACGACAAGCAGGCAGTCGATGACATCGTTGCAACCTGCGTCGATGCGGACATCAGTAGTACGCCTATCGGCTCGACTCCTATCGAGGATCTGCCCGATCACGTTTATCTCTGGGATCTCGCCCGCAAGGCCACTGGCGCTCTCCTGCCTCCACGCAATCAGGGCAAGGTTGGCTCCTGCGTTGCGTTCGGTACGGCGAGAGCAATTGAGTACACAATGTGTGCTGAGATCGTCGCAGGCGAGTCTGAGCAGTACATACCGCTCGCAACTGAGCCGATCTATGGTGGTGCCCGCGTCGAGGTAGGCGGTGGCAGTATCAAGGGCGATGGCGCGATCGGCGCAAACGCTGCCGCATGGGTGCGTGATTGGGGCGTGCTTGGCCGTGAGGAGTATCTAGGCATCGACCTGAGGGAATACTCAGAGTCTCGATGTCGTGAATACGGCACCAAGGGCGTGCCGCTCGAGCTCGAGCAGATAGCCAAGATCCACCCGGTGCGAGCCGTCACACGAGTGCGCAACTGGCTCGACGCCAAGAAAGCGTTGGCAAACGGCTACGGCATAGCGATGTGCTCGTCGCAGGGCTTTACGATGACCAGAGACGCCAACGGCATCGCCATGGCCGCTGGCACGTGGCAGCACTGCATGTGTCTCTGTGGTTACGCCACGATGACTGGCCGCGAGTATGGGCGCATCGATAACTCATGGGGCGCATCATCTCACACTGGGCCAGTAGGGCCGGGTAGTCCTGGGCCTGAGGGATTCTATGCGAGCAGCAGCACCATCGAGGCGATGCTCAAGTCTGGCGACTGCTGGATATTTAGCAACGTCGAGGGATTCCCGACACGCAAGATCTCATGGATCATATAGGAGGCTGATATGGTCGAGCACATCGAGCGAGTACGACGGCTGGCGCGGGCTCAAGAGGGCTGGTCTCAGCTCTGCTTGACCAGCGTCACCACGGTAATGGCTGAGGCGCTGGTGAAGGCGCATACCTTGCAAGCAATCAAGGTCAAGCCCGGTCAGCCGATACCAGATCCGAAACTGCTACGGGTGTGGGCTGAGGAGGTGTGTGACGCAATCCTCGCCGATCCTGAGTATCCAGACGGTCACGGCTGGCGCATGCTGGCTGAGTACTGCAACGACCTGATCCGCACTCACGTGCTCGAGGCTGCCAATGTTTAACGCATTGTCTCGCTGGCTCGATCGCCTGCTCACATCGCCCGGCGTGACTGATGTCTACGGCGGCACTCCTCGATCTCCGAGATGGTCAGCGACACGCCGTAAGCACCTCGAGCAGCAGCAGAAATGTGAGGCATGCGACCGTGTCACCTCGCTCGAGGTGCACCATGTGATGCCCTATCACCTGCATCCTGAGCTCGAGTTATCGCCCGGCAATCTCATGACGCTGTGCGAGGACTGCCATTTCATTTTTGGTCATTATTCAGACTGGCGCAGCCACAATCCGCTAGTGAGAGTCGATGCCGCGGCATGGCTCGAGAGAGTACGATCACGACCACAGGGGTGAGTTATGCTGCCAAAGATCTCTTGCCTATGCCCAACATATGGCAGGCCTCGCCAGCTCGAGCACGCTATCGAGTCATTTCTCCGGCAGGATTATCAGGGCGAGAAAGAGCTCATAATCCTTAATGACTACGGCGATCAGACGCTGATCTACGATCACCCGCAGGTCAAGATCTACAACGTGGCAGATCAGATCCGCCCGCTAGGCGCTAAGTTCAACGCGACTGCATCCATGGCCACCGGCGACCTATTAGCGATCTGGGAAGACGACGACATCTACCTGCCGTGGCGACTGAGCTACAGCGTCGAGCATCTCGACAGTAATCGCATCTACCACACGGCTAGTGCGTGGTTCGAGGAGGACGCGCACAAGCTCACGCCGTCACGCAATCTGTACCATTGCAATCTGATGATGAGTCGTGAGGTGTTTGAGTCAATTGGCAGCTACAGCGAGGTGAGAGATAGCGGATCAATAGACGTTCTGTTATTTGATGAGTTGCGCAAAAAATACGGCACCATCACGCAGGAGATTGAGGACAAGGATAGGTTCTACATTTATCGTTGGGGCACGTCGGGTGGCTACCACGCATCAGGGTGGAGTACCAACATCGTGTCTGAGATGGCCGCCAATCATTTGCGGCAGCACAATACGACACGCGGCATCGTCGAGCTCACGCCACACTGGCCGTACGAGTACACGGAGTATCTGCCATGCGCACGCTAGATCAGGCATTTCTCGATGCGCTCAATCGACCCAGTGACATCTCAGAGCATCTTGAGACAATCCGCTCGCACGCTGCTGGCTACCAGCACGTCACCGAGATGGGCGTGCGCGGTGGCGTCTCCACCTGGGCTTTATTGTCTGCGAGACCAAAACGATTGGTGTGCTACGACATCCTGCCGATCGATATGAGCGAGCATGCCCGCATCGCGGCTGAGGAGCATATCGATTTTGAGTTCAAGCAGCTCGATGTGATCGAGGCAGACATCGAGGAGACCGATTGCCTGCTGATCGACACGTGGCACACGTACAGCCAGCTCTGCGCTGAGCTGCAATTGCACTCGCCACGTATAAGAAATAATGGGCACATTATCTTACACGATACATATACGTTCGGTTATATCGATGAGCCTGCGTATCCTCACGCGTCGAGCGCAGCTCTGCGATGGGGCAAAATGAGCGCTAAGCGTGGTCTACGATTAGCGGTCACGGAGTTTGTCGATCGCATGCCCGACTGGCGCATCGTGCTAGATCACCCGCACAATAACGGGCTCACAATCCTGCGCAGATCAGCCTAGGATCTCACGCAGGAGCCAGAGCGACCAATACAGCGTCCAGCCGAGCGCTGCCGAAAGAAGGCCAGCGCCAAACCAAGCAAACGTCTCGTCATATCGTGTCGGTGGTGATCTCTCATCCATCATCGATACCTCACGCATGCGTACCAGCCGTTGCGACCACGTACCACCGACTGCTCGACGATTGGCCGCTGGCCGTAGTAGCAGCAATTGCGAAGAGCCTGCGCTGCTGAGCTCGAGGAAAACCCAACGCCCTCGTAACGATACGACCCGCCACGATGCGCCATGCGTCCCTGCGCAGCGCTTGTGCTAGCGCTCTGGTGAGCGCTCTGGCCGATCATCAGTCCTGCAATTAACGTCAAAATCACGGATCACCCCTCGCACCCAGTCCTGTACCATCAGTTGATCGCCCACGCGGACGACGCAATTCTGCCTGATGGCATCTCTCATGCGCTTTATTTCGCGCTCGAGTTTTAGTATGCGCTGCTGCGCCTCCAGCAACCAATCAGCCTCGTCACTGGTCATATGTCGCCCTCAGCATCTCGAGGCATTTGATTGCCTTGTCGATATCCTGCACGCCATTTTTAAGCGTATGACGCCACACATACTTGGCCGCATTACCCGCCAAATATGCTCGGTATCCGAGCACACCGAGCCCTGCCAACTGAGCTCTGGCGCAATCGACATCAGAGCCATCACGCGGATCATAATGAGCCGGGTTGATCGGATCCATACCCCATCCTCCTCAGTACACGTTTCATACGTTGTAACGCGTTGCGCCAGTTTCTTGAGACTGCTGCCCGCACCTGCCCTAAGTCCTTGGCAGCACACGCAAACGACTGATCATTAAGCCATGCCTCGACTGCATACCGTTCATGTGGCAGACAAAATAGCAAAGCCTTGCCAACGTCTCTAGCCACGACTATTGAGTCTTCAGCAGATCCGATGATGTCCTCATATGGAGCAGCTAGATCGTAGTCGCCGATCGTGCCCACTCGCATCGTTTTTCTGCGCTCAACCTGCCGCTTGACATGATGCGAGCGCTCACGACGAACAATCTGGTATACCCATGTCGAAAACGCACCACGGGCAGGATCGTAGGAGTCCATGTGTCCGAGTATCCATGCGATCATCGATTGTGTCCAGTCCTCAGGATCTAGGTCTACAGGCTGGAATCGTCGCGCGGCTGCGTACACAAGCCGTAACTGATCGTCAGTCATAACACTCTCTACAGTATGGTCGGAGATGCCCAGTGCCATCGTCCTCGCTGCCACCATACTCCTCGACCTTGGAGTGCGCCCACAAGGGCAAGCTTTTTTTATTGCGAGTCATTGCCCGGCGACAATTGCAACAATCCATGATGATCGCATCCTCAGGCAATTGCAGCACACGACCTGATGCGTCCATGGTGGAAACCACGACTCCGCTATCCTGCATGCGATCACGCACCTCGAGGTATTGCTGCCGAGCCAGCAGCAATGCCTTAGCCTCAGTCGCATCGATGCGCTCGATGCCACGGCGACCCTCCTGCGGCACAGTACTCGATGGTCGTGTCGCTCTGACGGATACGCGGATCTGATCATCAGGATGTGTCGCCATCGCTAATACCCCATCAGATCAGCGAGATCAGAGCTCAGAGCGTGACGGACCGCAGCTCGATGCTCTCGTAGCGCACGGCGCACATCCTCAGCTATTGGTCCGAAATACTGCGGGTACACGCGCAGCACCTCCAGCGCCGCCTCCACCTCATACGGATCACAACTCACGTAGTGCATGATGCCTCCTCCTCAGTATCCTCACCACCGATCGCCCAGGTACTTGACAAATGCTCAGGCCAGAACAGAATCCGTTCTTCTGCCTTAGCTGAGCGGTTGAGCTGGCTACTCAACTCGCGAGCAACCTCCTCCGTGAGATTGCTGATCATCGCCCATTGCGTGCCACGATGCTCGACCATGACCTGCCATAATGGGCGCATAGAACAAATCCTGCAAACAAAAACGGTGACCATGGATGACAGTTCAGCGGCAGCATGCCCGCGGATTGCCTCGCTACAACGAGTAGCAAGGCCCATGGTCACCGTTGGCTCATGTAGTCTCAATCCGAGTAAACATCTTCCCGCTCCATCTCAGCGTCGCCGTTAGTCTCGCGCCAACATGCGCGACAAAGACCATCCGCGATCATGACTCGCTGAGCGCCACACTGGGCGCAGGAGTCCTTGTGGTCAATCCATGGGTCTGTCATCTGTTCCTCCAGATACGCTAAGTGTTCCAAATATTTTTTGGATAGCTACGTCAACAAAAAATCCCAAATCTTGTTGCGTCCCCCCCTTTTCTGCCCAAAGCAATCGTAATGTTTTTACTGTTTGAGCGCTAAGGCGAAGCCTAACTTGCACTTTGTCATTTTCTTTTTTACTTGTTTCTTTTTCCATTTCTTCAAGTAAATCTTTAAATGCAAATATTTGATTCATGTAACTATCCCCCACGATTCAAAATGATTCTTCATGCCAGCTTTATGAAAAGCTTCGCATGCATCATTCTTTCTAAACATCCTTATATTTTTTCTTGATGGATCAAATAAATTTAGGGCATTATAATATTCTGAAACTTGAACAGATCCCCCACGTTTAATAATGCCTCTATTGTGCTGTTTGTTTCTCATATAGGTAAGATGTACATCTGGAATTTCAATGACCTCTGTGGGCTTGCATAGTGCTAAAAAACTTAAGCAAGCATATTCTCTATCATTTGGCTTTAAAATCCATGAAGATACAAATGCCGCTCTTACTGGAACATTTTGGCCGTTTGTCGAAATAGAATTTTTAACTGAAATAGCTGCCTCTAAAGAATCAGCCATATTGAGTGCTGGTAATGGTTGCACAACTGTGGCACCATAACACAAATAGTTAAAGAATTTTACCAGTTGTGCTGATTGTTTTGGTATTCCAGCAGTATCTGATAAAGACCTTCTTGTGCCAGTATCCATGTATCTATAACTTTCATCGCGTTCGTTAAAAACCACAGCCAAAATACATGGTTTTTTTGAAGCAAAAATGCCAGCTAAACGATGCTGGCCATTTAGCAACCGCCCATCATGAGTAAATGCAATTCCTTGTGAATGAATTCCCCAGTTTCCTGATTGAATAATTTCTTTAAATTGTTTAACTTTTGCAGTTATAAAGGGGCGATTATTCCAATTATTGTTTTCTAAAATAGACTTTGCAAGTTCTGGACTAATTAAAACATAATGCGACGTTCCATATTCTGTAAATCTGCGCAGAGATCGAAGTTGATCGATGTTTGCTAAGGCAGCAATTAACTGCTCGTCTGTAATGCCATTAAGCATGTTCATGATTCGCTCCTCTAACATCCAAACCTGCCGCAAAATCACGGCATCTCACGCCCGAGCCTCGATGCTCGGCTAGTACCCGGCACAGTTGGCACTGTGTTTCTGTACGCGTGAGAGCGATGAGTGACTGGGTACTCACCGCACCCCGGAAGCCTCAGCGCTGAGACGCTGCCAGTCCTCGGGGCATTTCGATGTGCGTGCCGGATCGAGGTGGACCAAGTCCGGCATCAGACTCCTCCGTGAGTCTCTGTCCTCGTAAGCACAAGGTCAGAACGGCATGTCCACTGCCGTGAGCGTCAGCCATGACGCTGTCTCTGGTATATAGCAGTTGATCTCGCTCGGCGAGGTACCCGAGACCACTAGCTGACGGATAGCTGAGACCTGCATCTCACGCGTCTCAGGATCTTGGCCGATCTGAACGAACGCAAACAAGGACTGACGTTTAAAATCTGCTGCGGTGACGACCGGCACCTTAACGACTGGAGCAGCCGGTGGCGCAACCGCTGGTCGTCGAGGAGCACTATGCCCGAGCTCGTTTGTCGGAGCTGGCGCAGTGCGCGGACCAGGAGTAAACGCTGGTGCCTGCGCTGACGTGACGTTGGCCAGCGGGATCTCAGGATCTGCGACCGGGATGGCTCGCATCACTCTTGTGCGTGATCCTGATTTATTGAAATCGACAAATATCTTGAACGTCTTGCCAATCAGAGCATCAGCGTCAAACTCCTCGCCAGCCGCAAATGCTCGCCCAAGCATCGAGCGCATCAGCACACCAAGGCCGTTCTGGCTCTTAAGCACGCATGGCGTGAACGCTGTGCCACGCTGACCCGTCTTTGGCCCTTGCAGCACTTCATACTCCCATGCAAGGCTTGAGCCCCAGTCTGGGTGTAGCTCGCTAGGAGGCAGTGTTTTAACCTCTTTGAGCCGTGCTGTATATTCGCCCGCAGGCAAGTCTTCGCGTACATCACTCTGAGCAACCAATTTCATGTCAAACTCCAGCTATCGTATAACGGTGAATATCACCTCTCGTACCCGTACCCGTTCGACGCAGAACACCTGCATCGACCATCCTCGCTAGGTGGCTCTCGATTGTCTGCCGGGTTCGACCCATGGCAGTAGCGATCTCGTAATGCGACATCGGCTCACCGACTGCCAGCATGTGCGTGATCGCTGTATGGATCCCGCGCGCCTCGGCGTCTCGCAGCGATCCGCATACCGTATATCCCTCATCTCCAAGCTCGATGACCAGCTCCACTGGCGTCTGCCTAAACCTGCTATTGCTCCTCAGCGTGCGCTGACGACAATCGACATCGTCTGGATTAGTGCGTGACAACTCAAACGTCACCTCAGGCCATGCCATCAGGGCCGACGACCCGCGAGCGCCAGTACCTTCAGGACCGCCACCTTTTTTCAAATGGTGGATGACCACAATCGCTACGCCAGTCTCCATGAGTCGCCACAATGGCAGCAGCGCATCGTCGATCTCCGTGGCGTTGTTCTCATCACGTAGCGGCATGTTGCGCATCAAGGTATCGACAATCAGTAGATCAGCTCGGTGGTCGATGCAATCTCTGACCGTAGCAGCAACCCACTCTCGCCACTCGACCATCGTCGGGCGGCTTGTGAACGGTCGCACATACCATGCGACATGGTCGCCAATGCCGATGATGTCGGCGCGTTCCGCAATCGTCGGCCCATCCTCCTCAGTCAGAACTAGTACTCTAGCTGGCTGAGTCGTCAGGCCTAGGAACTCTCCACCATCTTGCAATGAGCGAAGGAGATGCGAGATCAAGGTCGTCTTGCCGACCTTGGGGTGTGCGCTGATCATGGTCGCCGCACCGCGCCTAATGCACCCGTACCAGAGCCAATTCATGGCAGGATCAGTCCTCGGTAGCTCTGATGTGAGCAGGTATCGGCGCTCACGTCCGTCTGGATGTCGTCGCACTGGATCTGGTGTAGATTGGCTCACGACCGGATCCTCGACTGCTGATGACGTGGCCGTATCGGGAGAGGAGACTCTGAGCGTAGCGGTGACCTGCTCAGACTTGTACCCATCCCGATACAGCGCACGGGCGCAGTCGCCATAGT